CCTGAACTGGTCCACCGTATGCCATGCCTCCTGAAAGTTGAGGTATTGTGCCTTCAGGCAATAAACCAAACTCTACTGGATTAGGTGCCTGTTGGCCCATTCTTCTAGCAATTTCTGCTTCGATGTTGTAACGACCTGTTGGTCCCATGGTTACTAATGGTGTTAAAGGAACGCCCTTAGCTTTTTTGGCTTCTTCGTAGGCCAACTTACCGAATAAACCAGCAAGTCCAAATGCTCCAACATCGCCAAGGCCAAAGCCTCCCCCAGCTCCTCCAGCTCCGCCTAAAAGTTGTCCTAGTTGTGATTGTCTAACTGGATCTGAAGGCTGTCCTTTTAAGAAATCCTCTATGAGACCTATTTGAGATTGACCTGCTGTTCCACCAAATAAACTTCCGCCTCTTGCTGGATCTGAGGGTCTGCCTTTTAAAAAATCTTCAACCATTCCCAATCGAGACTGCCCTTTGGTACCACCAAATAAACTTCCTAGGCCGCCACCTGCTTGTGGCATCATGCCTGATTGACTAAGGTTTTGTAATATTTCAGCCTCACTTGCACCTTGAGACAGAAGTCTATCTATTCTAACTTGTGTTGATGGATCTGCTCCTGCATAAATATCTTGCACGCTTTGTTGTGGGCCGCCAAATAAACTTCCTATGCCAGCTTTAGCACCTGAACCAAGTGCTCTGAATTTATCAAAAAATCCAAGATCTTTAAATCCTCCTGGTCCAACCGCTTTACCGCCAACACTTCCTAAGCCTCCTATTCCGCCCATAAGTTTGCCAGTACCGTAACCACCAAGAGCACCACTAATGGCTCCACTTAAACCTTTACCTGCTGCAACATTGGTTGCTGCACCTATTCCTGCTGCCAATACTGGGCCAACTCCTGGAATAAAATTTGCTAATGGTCCTGCAACGGGTGCAATTTTCTTAGCAACCTTTTTAAGAGATTTTCCAATCTTTTTAAATATACCGAATTCTTCCAAACCAGTCATTGGGTTTAAGGTAGCTATACCACTTCCGACCATTGCTGTTGCTGGATCTAAATTAAATTCGTCAAATTTAGCTTCTACTTGGTTTTCAAATTCTGCATCTTGCATAAACTCAGGAGGCAATACAACCTCGCCTGGTCTTAAATGAGCAAGAACGGTATCTTCGCCTGTACCTTCTGCGGCCAACATTTGTGCTTGTTCGAACAAGGGAGCTTCTTGTTTTTGCTCTCCTGTTTGAATTAACTGTTGTAATGTTTGTTGCTCTTCAGCATCTAAAGGAATATCGCCCATCATTTCCATCATAGGATCACCCATCATTTCCATCATAGGATCACCACCTTCTTGCATCATGACAGGCTGACCTTGCATTTCTTGAATTCTTTGCATGATCATCATTCTTTCTTCATCACTCATTTGGCCCGACATATCAGGCATAGGTGCTGGAACTGATTGCATTTGTTCTGCATTTAATTGAACAGGTGAAGAAATTTTTGGCTTTCTTAATAAAAGGTTTCTAATTTGCTCGTCTATCATATTAGGTGCCGTCATAAGTTGATTGATGGTTTGGGGGCTTCTTTGCGTAACAGCTTCCTCGACTAAACCGACATCTATGCCAGCTTCTTCAGGTAACATTTTTTGTATTCTTTCTTTTAGCTCTATATCCATTATGGTGTACTAACTGTTACTGCTCCAAGGCCTGAAGTTACTTCAAGACCAGTTAAATATACCTGGAGACCATATAGATCTCGCCATTGCGTACCATCATAAGCCTGATGAATACCCAATGTGGTGTTAAATATTATAGCACCAGTTTGAAATTGGAGTTGCGACTTTTGTGTCTCATTAAAAAGAGGTACAGCATCAGGATCTATTGGCCCCAAGTTAAGTTCTAAAATACGAACCAATCGGTTAAAAAGATCGGGTGTTACCTCTTGAGCAGCCAGGGGTAAACGAGTGGGTAAAAGTTTAGCCACTACCTTCTACCCGAAGCCTGTACATCAAGCCTTGTTGATCCCAACCTCCATTTGAAATCTTTATTGTTTGCTGGTGAAACATTGTCATCGTCTGACTCAAATCGCAGCACAAATTGACGGCCACGACTTCTTAAAAATCCTTCGGTGCTGGCCGCAGTAATTTGTGTGGTTGAGTCTGTGGTAAGAGATTGATTTGAAAAATCTCTACGCTTTAATACAAAATTAATAGCAGGAGTATTGGTATCAGTTTCTGTTAAAAACTTAACATCAGGTAAAACTTTTTTAACAAAAGCAAAGTTTTCTCCATCACCAATATCTAAATCGGCTGATTCGATAAACACATTTGTCATGGGGTTGGTATCATCGTTTGAGCCTTCTTCATGTGAATACATATAATAACTAGAATCACTTCCGCCTGTTGCTAAGGGTTTATTTTCTACTCCGCTTTCTTTCCAAGCGTGTCGTACAAGAGATCCAATAGACCAAACATTTTCTTCATAGTTATATAAAACGTATCTTGATATTTCACCAGTGCCATCTTCCATGCTTGGATAAAAGAACCATATTTCTCCAAATTCTTGATTGACTGCGGCAAAACATTTAAACGACTGTGACATGTCGAGATCAGAATAAACATAATCTTTAACAGAACATGGGAGCTTTTGTACGGCACCATTGTAAATATGGAATCCTTGTTTGCTCATAAAAATAACACCTGCTGGTGTATTTCCTGCTGCTTTTGGTGCTAACAAACCAACACCTTCATTAATTAAATTTACCGCAAAAGTAAGTGGCGGGCCTATAAATTGCATGGAGTATAAAGATGTATCTGTCCATATTAAAATTTCTTGCCTGGATTTAAGGCCACCGATTATGAATGATCCGCTTGATAACTGAACAGAACCAGCAGTGTTTGTGGCTAATGGCTCAAAGTCTAAAGCATTTTCCTGATCACTAAATGCAACCAAAAGAGGATCTATAACTCCTGTTCTAGCTGTGCCTGCACCATCAATAGGATCAGCACCCAAGACAATTAAATGTCTGTCTGTTTCTGAGGTTATAACCTGCAATCCAAGTGTTGGTACGAGACTTGCCCCACTTAATCCCTGTAATTCTTCTGCCCTGGTAGCCAAGCCATTAGATTCATCCCAATAATAAATGCCTCCACCTCTTGGATTAATAACCAAATCTTCACCGAAGTTATCGTGTGTCCAAAGTCTTAATTGGTTGTTTGCTGATAGTGGAGAAGATGATCCCCAAGCACCTGCACCAAATGTATTTACACCCCAACCTGTGGATTGAACGTAATCGTCTAGGCCAACATTGATTTGATACTCGCCCACAACACTCGAACCGCCATTACCAGTGTCGGATGCATTTGCAGTAACTGTAACACCTGAAGTGTCTTTAGCTGTAATAGTATAAGAGTCTGCATCAACAATACTTTGTATTTGATATTCTTGGTTTAAAACATCGGCTGTAATTAAGCCGCCTAACGACACGGCACCTGAGAAGGTGACAAAATCGTTTAATAGCGATCCGTTTGCTGTATCTGAAACCGTAATGGTTGAAGATCCATCGGTTGCTGAAAAAGTAACATCTCCAGCTGCGGTTGTGCTTCTTATCGGAGTTACATCATTGAGAACTGCACCAGCTTCAATGTAATATTTTAAAGTTGTGCCTAGGCCCGCATATTTTGTTCCATCCAGGGCAATCCATGAATGTATGGCTCTGCCTATGCCAAGAAAAGCGGATTCAACATACTTAACCCATCCGCCTATTTTTTCAGCTACGCCTTTACGAAACCTAATAAAGTTAGCATTAACCCAACCACCCTCTTCAGAGTAGTCAGTGTTTTCCTTATTAATTCCTGCTTTGAATTTAAAACTTGCTAAAGGCATACATAAATTTCCGTTTAAATAGAACCAAGTTTATCACATTGCTGTAATACTCTTGGTTTCTATGATTTATGTATTAAGCAAGTCTTATAATTGCACCTGTGGCCGTTGGGCTTGGAAAAACAATTGTAAAGTCTCCAGCAGTAGATGTTTTTGCACCGCCAAAACTAATTGCTGCAACGGCTGGATCACCAGCTTCCGTGTCGTTAAATATTAAACATCCACTTGCAGTAATAGTAGCTGTAGCAAAAGTTTCATCCGCAAAATCAACCACAGCGGTTGTTCCTGTAGCTACTGGTGTTACATTTGTTAAGTCCTGGCCTTTGGCAACATATCCAGTTCCTGCAACTTCTCCAGTTGTGGTGTATGCAGTTGTAGTTGCACCTAAAGATGCAGTTGCACCCGCATAAAGTGCCAAATTAAAAGTATCGCCTGTGCCAGCAGTAAAATCGTGAACCCCTTTTAAAAGTTCCACTTTAAAACTTGTACAAATTGCACTTGTTATCGCCATTTATAACTCCTTCATAATTTTAGCTAACTGTTCATGACCTTGGCTTCTAAGTTTGTTTGACATAGTCACTCTATTAGAACGGATAGCACTATTCATATTAGCCAATATAATACCATATATTTTATTTCGGAATGCCTCGGCTTGCTGTCTTATGTGATCAGGTGCATCTTCTGAGATACCACAAATTCTATTGGTAGCTTGTTCAGCCCAAAACTCAGGATCGTGCCCTTTGTTATTGGTTGTGTGAACCTCGATATTACCGAGGTTAAAAAGTGTTTCTTCTGTTAATCTCATCCTTTGTATGGTTCAGGAGGTCTGATCGGCTCCATTCTAGCCTTAACCTTGTTTTCTTTTATTGCTTGGTTCATTTTTGAATATTCAGAAATAATCCATTTTCCCTCACTAGGTATTGCAACCATGGGATCAGGCAGTCTGTGAAATCCATAGAGTCTTTCATAAGGTCTAACATTTGAATCCAGGAGAGAAGATCTTTGACTTGCACCGACTTCAATTCCGTTTTCTATGCATTTAGATAACCAAAACTCTACACATGCACGGCCAGCTTCTGCTGAATGCATATTGCCCTGGTAAGAAAAATCAATTCCAAATAGATCTATTTTTCCAACTTTACACCAATAAGCAAAAGCAATGGTAAATGCAACGGTTGTATTCATATAAGCACAGCCGCTGGCATTACACACTTCTTCTAAAGGAAAAACCACAGCACTTGGAACTCTTTCATCTAGTACACATGTATAAATAGGCATCTTCCATTTAGGAAGGTT